GAAGAAGGTGGGATTATAAAAAAGCGTTGGATTGAGAAATGGTCATATGGTGATCCACCGTCTTGTGACTTTGTAATACAAACATATGATACAGCCTTTTCCACAAAGACAACTGCTGACTTCACTGTTGTTCAGACATGGGGAATATTTGACATGCCTGAAGAAGACTATGAAGGGCGGGAGCTTTGGGGAAGTAATTTAATTTTATTAGGAAGTACAAGAGGAAAGTTTGAGTATCCTGATTTGCGGAGAATCTCTCAGGAACTCTACAATGAATATAGACCGGATGTTTGTATTATTGAAAAGAAAGCAAGTGGTCAATCATTGATACAGGATTTAAGACGAAGTGGTTTACCTGTAATGGAGTACACACCAGACAAAGATAAAGTCTCTAGAGTATATGCAGCGAGTCCTATGTTAGAAGCAGGTAGAGTTTGGATACCGGATAACAAACGCTGGGCAGATGATTTAATGGAAGAGTTGATTACTTTTCCGAATGGGCGGCATGATGACCAAGTAGATGCTCTTGTTATGGCTGTGCATTATCTTAAAGAGTCTTGGCGGCTAGGACATCCTGATGATCCAAACTGGGAAGACGATGTAAATCCCCGCAGACAAAAAAGAGTAGGATATTGGAGAACTTAGTTTTTTTAAATTAAGGGTTGCGTACTGACACTTTTAATGGTATAATAGTGTCATGTGGAAATATTACAAAAATATAAATACTTCTTTAGTACGACCACAATATCAAGATTATCGTTGTAAAAATAAAGAGTGTGCTTGTTCAATACCTGAAATATGTAAAGGTAGATGGCGTAGATACCAAAAAGATTTAATGAAACATATTCATTTAAAATTTAAGGATACTTACAAAAATGGCGACTGAAAGAAATCCATACGATCAAATTCCTTCCGCTGAAGTTATTCAGATACCGGATCAAGGTGCTAATGTTGAAGTTGGCGAAACAGTATCATTTGATATTGAGGAAGACGGCGGCGTTGTTGTCAGTTTTGAAAATGAATTTGAGTATGAAGAAAAATCTAATATTAAAGAATGGTTTGAAAATCTTGCTGAAAACCTAGACGACTTTGAATTAGTAAATATAGCTGAAAGTGTCTATGATAGATATGAAGCTGATATGAGTTCAAGATCAGAATGGGAGTCAATGTTTGAAAGAGGCTTTGATCTTCTTGGATTAAAATTAGAAACTACTTCAGAACCATTTGAAGGAGCTTGTACTGCGGTACATCCTTTGCTTGTAGAATCAGCAGTTAAGTTTCAATCAAAAGCTATATCAGAATTATTTCCACCAGCTGGTCCAGTAAAGTCTCAAATTCTAGGAAATTCTAATTATCAAAAAGATCAACAGGCTGAGAGAGTTCAAGACTTTATGAATTATCAGCTAACAGAACAGATGCCTGAATACTTTGATGAGTTTGAAAGGATGTTGTTCCACCTCCCTCTTATTGGGTCTGCCTTTAAAAAAGTTTACTATGATGCCGCTCTTGAGCGTCCTGTTTCTGAGTTTGTTCCTATTGATCAGTTTTATGTTTCTTATTATGCAAGTGATCTAAGAAAGGCAGATAGGTATACTCATATTATCTATCGTAGTCCTCATGATTTAATGCGGGAGATTCGTTCTGGAATGTATCTGGATATTGATTTACCAGATGCCTATGTTCCAAATCCAACACCTATCTCATCTAAGATTGATACTGTTATGGGAATGTCTCAAACAGGAGAAGATGATCCCCAATATGTTCTTCTTGAACAGCATTGTTATTTAGAACTTGAGGCTGATCCAGAATATTCTGATGGTGTTGCTCTTCCTTATATTGTAACTGTTGAGGAGCAATCTCGTAAAATTTTAAGTATTCGTAGAAACTATCGTCCCGATGATCCAACAAGAGAAAAGATTATGCACTTTGTGCATTATAGGTTTGTACCGGGATTTGGTTTTTATGGTTTAGGACTGATTCATTTCCTTGGCAATCTTACATTGACTGCAACTGCAGCTATGAGAGCCTTAGTGGATGCGGGTCAGTTCTCGAACTTACCGGGAGGATTTAAAGCAAAGGGTGTGAGGATTGTTGGTGATAATGATCCAATCGCACCGGGTGAGTTCAAAGAAGTTGAAGCAACTGGTATGGACCTTTCTAAGTCTATTGTTCCTTTGCCATATAAGGAGCCTTCCTCGACCCTGTACCAAATGCTTAACTTTATTACACAGACAGGACAGAAGTTTGCTGATAGTACAGAACAAGTTGTATCAGACGCTTCTTCATATGGACCTGTTGGTACAACGATGGCTCTTCTTGAAGCATCTAGTAAGTTCTTTAGTGCAATTCACAAAAGACTTCACAAGTCGCAGAAAGATGAGTTTAAGATTCTAGCAAAAATAAACTACGACTACTTACCAAATGAATATCCTTTTGAAGTACCGGGACTATCCCAAAAAATACTCAAAAGAGATTTTGATGGTAGAGTAGATGTTATTCCTGTTAGTGATCCAAACATCCCGTCCAATGCTCACCGGATGATGTTGGCCCAGATGGCACTACAATTAGCCCAGCAATCTCCTCCCGGTATGTTCAACCTTGAAGCATTAAATAGAACAATTCTTCATGCTGCAAATATGCCAAACTTAGATGAAATTTTACCACCTAAAAAGGAACCTCAACCACTTGATCCCTTATCGGATATTGCAGCTGCAACAAGAGGATTAGCTATTGCAGCATTCCCCGGTCAAAACCATGATGCTCATATACAAGTTAAAATGGCTTTCTTGCAAGACCCTAAAAATGGTCAGAACCCTGCGATGCAGAGAGTAGTTCCTATATTACAATCTAATATCCAAGAGCATGTGATTATGAAATATCAGGAACAAGTTACAGGAGTTGCCCAACAACTTGTTAATAATCTACCAGTTGAACAACAACAAATGCCAAATGTTATGGAAGTTGCTATGGCTCAAGCGGCACAGCAAGTTCAAAATGCAAACATGGCAATGGGTCAGCAACAAAGTCCTGAAGCTCAGATGGTTGAACTTGAAAAGGCAAGAGTACAGATCGAACAGCAAAAACTTCAGAATACGCTTATGAAAAATGCTTCTGAAGCTTCTCTTAAAAATAGAGAGTTAGATATTGAAGAAACAGAAGTTGCATTGAAAGCAATTCAAGATGGTCAAAAAGGTTTACTAAAAGCAGAAGAAAAAGAAAAAGATAGAATTAATAAACAGACGATAAAAGCTGTTGATGTTCTTGTTGATGCTGCTTCACAAGAAGCTAGGTTACAAAATGATCAACAACTAAAAGCAATGGAACTTCTTGGACAACTATCTAAAATATCTGAAGAGACAGAAATGAAGGGCAAGACAGAAGGTATAAAAGCAATAATAAAACTTATAGAAGCTACATTAAAATCTTCTGATAATCAGAGATCATCTGAACTTGGTGATCTTATGAAAATTGCTCAGATCGCTATGAATACAGGAGAATAAAATGAAAAATATAATTAGTAAAGTATGGAATAAAATTAAATCAATCATTAGTTGTACGAGCTGTGTATGTTCAGCAGAGTGTAAAAGCTGGATTAAAGTAATAGCGGCAGCTGCTGTTGGAATTATAATAGGAGTCTGTTTTCTGTAATGAATTTGTGGGACGAAATAATAGTATCTTTAAATGAACAGATGGATCATATCAAAGCGAATTTAGTTGAAAATGGTGTGGCAGATTACGCATCATATAGAGAATTAGTGGGTTTTTATCAAGGGTTAGCATGGGCCAGAAACGATTTAACTCGTATTGTTAAAACAAGATTTCATGACGAAGAAGGAGAATAACCATGCAACAACCTGCTTTACAAAAAGCAATTAAGAATGATCAATGGATTAGCGGAGAAGAAGACGATGTATCTGATCCAAAACCTCTACCTACTATTCCGGGCTTTAATATTTTAATTCGTCCCGTATCAATTAAATCTAAAACAAAAGGTGGTATTATACTACCAGA